CATATGCAGAATATCTTGAGCAAGAAAAGAAGCTTGTAGAAAATGGCGACAAGGATGCTATTGAAAGGTCTTCAAGACGTATTGGAAACTCTTGTTTATCAACAAGTTAATTTAATATAAAGCCATGCAAACAAGAAAAGTAATGTTTATTTACAAGCAGTAAATCAAGTAGCTTTACATCTGTAAATCAAAAACATATAAAACATAAGAGCAATGAAAACAAGAAGAAAATCTCAACCAGTCGTATTTGTCAAGGGTTAGACCCTGACATTCCCAAAGAGTGCAGTTACGAAGTTACATACAATGAAACAATCAAAGGAGCAATAGAGGAAGAGTTAGCTGATGCCGTTATTCGCCTACTTGATTTGGCTGGGCTTCGAGGGATAAGCCTTGAACCTGCAATGAAGGATATTAATTCAGATGTTATAGATGATTCTGCTGACTCTTGTGCCAGCGAGACATTTACAGAGACTATATATGCTATTTCCACGCTTCCTGTTAGATATGACGGACTATTTGATTTTCCTACAGCAGTGAATGATATGATAGTATCAATCTTTGGACTTGCCAAACATCTTGAAATAGACCTGTTTTGGCATATCGAACAGAAGATGAAATATAATGAGTTCCGTGAAAAGATGCACGGAAAAAAGTATTAACTCTCAAATCAAAAAAATGGATGATAAACGAAAACAAATATTGGTAGATTACATATCCTACCTGTATACGACGGGTAGGAGCTATGACAGCATCGGGAAATACATCAAATATGTGACTGATTTTCTTGAAAATTCCGAAGAAATCAATCGTCGCGGTTATTTGAAATATAAACATAAAAATGCAGATGTTATGGTGCGCCATTCATTTATGTGCGCGGCTGTTTGTGATTTATTGTCTTATCTTAAAATCGGATATGGCCGACGGGAAAAGGCTGTAAAGCCTTTGGAGAAACTTGAGGTTATTTCAGAGAAGAATAAGAAACTGCTTAATGATTTTATAATATGGTTGACTGATAACAATGATTATTCATTACATACAGTTGATATCTATCACACTTCTCTTAAGCAGTACTTCGAATACGCTAATGAACTTAATATGGACAATTGCAGGCGATTTATCAAAAGCCTTGAAGAGGAAAAACTCTCTCCGGCCACTATTCGATTACGTATTACAGCCATTGAGAAGTTCTCCAAATGGGTGAAGAAACCTATTGAACTGAAACGACCTAAAATGAAACGCAAGTTGGATGTAAACAATGTGCCGACAGAAGAGGAATATAATAGGTTACTGGAGTATCTGAAAACTAAACTCAACAAGGATTACTATTTCTTCATTAAGGTATTGGGTACTACAGGAGCTCGGCTCTCGGAGTTTCAGCAATTCACGTGGGAGGATATAGCGATCGGCGAAGTTGTTTTGAAAGGGAAAGGGAACAAGTATCGGCGTTTCTTTTTCCAGAAGCAATTGCAGAGGGAAGTGAAGGACTATATAAAGGAGACAGGCAAGTCCGGTACTCTTGCTGTCGGGAGATTCGGTCCGTTGACTCAAAGAGGTCTTTCACAGCACCTGAAAGCATGGGGTAAACATTGTGGTATCGATTCGAAAAAAATGCACGCTCACGCCTTCCGGCACTTCTTTGCTAAAATGTTCCTGAAGAAAACCAAAGATGTAATTCAATTAGCAGACCTTCTTGGTCATGGTAGTGTAGATACAACAAGAATTTATTTACAGAAAAGTTATGATGAACAACAAAGAGACTTTAATAAAAACGTTACGTGGTAGTGTAGCCCAGCTCAATGAATTGGTAAATATGACTGAAGGTATAGACGTTTATGACGCTGCCGGATATGTTGATACCGAATTTCTTATGGAAGCGCTTTCTTGTGTTAATACTTTCATGGATGCGAGTAATATGGTTATTGCGAAAATATCTTCACTGTTAGCGCCAGACGCTCCGGTTGATGAAAAGAAGAAACAGGCTGATGAAGGTAAGAAATGGAATGTGGAAGAAATACTGAAACATTGTACTCTTGAGGATAGTGTTCTTAAACTTCCGAAAGTACAATTCAATAAGAAATCCTACGCTGAAGCAAAGAAATGGATAGAAGAAGCTGGCGGCTCATGGCAGGGAGGTAAGATACAGGGATTCACATTTCCTTTTAATCCGGAACGTGTGTTCTCCATCTTGAACGAAGGTAAGCGATGCGATTTGCAAAAAGATTTTCAGTTCTTTGAAACGCCTGCCGATATTGCAGATTGGTTAGTAATGCTTGCTGGTGGAATAAATGAGACTGATACGGTGTTGGAGCCAAGTGCCGGACGTGGTGCTCTGATAAAAGCGATTCATCGGTCGTGTCCGTCAGTGACAGTTGAATGTTATGAACTGATGCCGGAAAACAGAGAGTTTCTTCATACACTTGATAACGTAATATTGCTTGATGAAGATTTCACGAAAGACAGTGTAGGACATTACACTAAAATTATTGCTAATCCTCCGTTTTCTGGTAATCAGGATATTGACCATGTAAGACTTATGTATGAACGCTTGGAAGAAGGTGGAATTCTTGCAGCTATTACCAGTCAGCATTGGAAATTCGCGTCTGAAAAGAAATGTGTTGAGTTCCGGGAATGGTTGGAAGAAGTTCATGGAGAAGTTTTTGAAATTGGAGCCGGTGAATTCAGGGAAAGTGGAACGACTGTTAGTACTATGGCAGTTGTAATAAAAAAGTAATTCAAAACCGTACAGATATGAATAATATATTTACAATTTGCTATTCAGAAGAAGAAGCTAACGAAATTGGACATTTCATAATGCGAAAAGGCTATGAAGGTGTTCAAAATGATAGTTACAGATATTGTCGTGAAGCGATTTGGTGGGCTTTTAAAGAAACTAAAAGACATCATTCGTGTTTCATATATGTTGGCGTTAGAGGTTGTCAAATGATTGTGTCCAGGACTAAAAGGGGACTTCGCAGGAACGGACTTAAATACATTGAGAAGAAACGAATGTTTTACAACTTATTGAGTAGGTATTAAGTAAATAAAAATAAAGAAATGTAACAGTTTTAAATATGACAAGAAGAAAGAAATCATGCACTGATTGCGAGTTTTGCAACGATGCTGAACCTGTTGATGGATTACGATATTTCTGTGACAAGAAAAATATATATTTCGATCCATACAAAACAATAACCTGTCGTCTTTTTCGGCAAGTAAGTTCCTCTGTGTTGAGGATACGCGCTCGATGGGCAGCAATGCAGCTTGCGAAAAAGAAAGCTGCTGAAGAAAAAGAGCGGCAACTCGCACTAATGCTCACACTGCCATACTGGCTTCATGTTGGGGCAGAGTTCATAGAAACTTGTTCTGGTTATGAAGGAGTAATCACAGACATTGACCCGACACGTGAAGATGGCATAATTTACCGACCGACTAATCGACCGGGGTGGGATGGCATTGATGGATATGATACCGCTGATAGTATTATAGAACGTACTGAACGCGGTATGTTGATATTTCGAAATTATACTCCCGAACCGTTAAAAGACGGATTCCGATGGTCTGATATTGAATGGGATTCGGGGCAAATAATCTATTCAGAACAACGTCCAGATGGTAGGACGGATGAGTACTTAAAAGAAAGATACGAAGTGGTAAAGCCTGAATGGATATAGGTTTTTTAGTATGTTTGAAAAGGAGTAATTAAATAAAGAAATGAGTAAAATCCACCTGTGTGAAAGATGTAAATACTGTACGCATTCACCCAATTTATTTCAGCCATATTATTGGTGTTCGTGGTATGGAAAAGAAGTAAGGACACCTATTCAAAGATGTAATAACCTCAAAACAAATCAGAAAGGAACTAAAAGATGATACTCACTACTGGTAAGATAGTATTCGTTACCGATTCAGATGATTCAGACTGCTATATTGAGAACTTAAGGACGGAGTACAACACAAATCTTTATTGTATAAAGATTAATAGAACGCTTAAACCTCCCTGTTACCAGCTATTCCATGAGTATAAGGAGGGCAAACGAAAATTGCATCATGAGTTATTCTCTTCCAGCAAACTGGAAAAGATTGTAAAATATATAAGTGAAAACATTCAATAACAAAACGGAAAGGAATCAAATGAAAATATTAGTAAGTTTTTCTGGTGGTAAGGATTCTCAAGCCTGTTTAATCCAAGCTACCAAACAATACGGAGCCGATAAAATAGAAGCCGT